GTAACATCCGGAGAGAGGTTACTGAGGTAGTTTGTCACTGGACAGAAACCCCGACCAACAAGAACATCGGTAGTGAAGAGATCAATAACATCCACCTAGATCAAGGGTTGAATGGTATCGGTTATCACTACATCATTCGAAGAGATGGATCTATTCAGAGAGGACGCCCTGTCAACCTAGAGGGTGAACACGCTTCCGCTGGTCTCTTCAATAATCACAATCGATATAGTATCGCAATTTGTTTTGTGGGTGGTATCAACGTACCTAGTGAGACTCAGAATATCACTCGATACATCTCCGCACAATCATTGACCCGTAGTCAGTTCAATTCCTTTGACCACTTCTGTCGTGCATTCTATAATGTCTATCCGGGTGGACAGGTGATCGGACACTCTGATATTGACGACTTGACTAATGATCCCGGATTTGATGTTCGTGCATACGTTAAGTCAAACTTTGACAAGGACTCCAAGTTCGATACACCAATAACTAGGGGGCCATTTACCACGAATGAGATCAACTCATGACAAACTTTTCAGATGAATACAAGACCCGAGTAGACAAACAGGGTATTGCAAAAGAAGTTACGGAGGGTATCCCCAAGGATGGGTTTTCTGATCCGACCGGCGAGTTTCCTAAACGCGAATACTTCTACGATAATAGTATTAGTAAAGCCGCGACAGGAGAGAAGGTCAACAACCTTTCCATAGGGGGTGGAGATGTCGGAGTAGATTTGGATCTACCTGATCAAGAACCCTCTGTATTCCCGTACAATCAGGTATCCGAGACGCCGAGTGGGCATTCATTTGAGATGGATGACACACCGGGTGGTGAACGTATATTAATTAAACATCGAACCGGTGCAGGTATTGAATTACGTGCGGATGGTAGTGTTGTCATTTCAACCCGCAAACAACGTATCGAAGTTGTTGGTGGTGATTCCAAAACTATTGTCGAAGGGGAAGGGGATCTAGTTTATAAAGGTAACGTTGACCTACGCATAGATGGCGATTTCAATGTTAGTGTTGGTGGGGATTATAATGTTGATGTGTCTGGAGACAAAGTCGAAAATATCAAAGGTCGACACACCCAAACTATAAACCGCGATCAGAACAGTACGGTCAAGGGTAATAAAGGTGAACAGGTTGTGGGTATGAATACCTCTACCACTCTGGGAGATCGATACTTGATCACTAAGGGTAACCTGAATATGTTTACCGAAGCATCCACCGAACTCTTGACGGGTGTGGATCTGATTACCACTGCGGTAAACGAGTGGGTCGCTGCGTCTTCTACTGCAAACATAACTGCACGACATGTATCAATGATTGGTCACAAGGGAACGTTTGGTGGCCCTATGATGGACTACTACGGTAAGACTTACGGTGGTATGCCTGGGGGTCTCACCAACCTGTCCACATTCTACGGTACTCTGGTAGGTCGCGCAACAGAAGCGATTCATGCAGACTATGCGATTAAGTCTACCTTTGCTGACTTTGCGAAAGGTGCAAAGAATGCGGTCATTGCAGCGAAGGAATCACCATGTGTTGTCCTACCCGGTATTCCTAAGATTGGTATCATGCCTTACATCCCCCTGCCATCAACTGCACCATTACCCAACCCTGCAATCGTAGAACTACAGTTATCTACAAGTCGTTATGGTATCAGAGGTGTAAGTGTTGATGACAAGTTGGAAGAGAAGATCCTCAAGTCAGACGATTACTCTGAGTTGTTCAGTCACGATCCTACTATAGATGAGATCCGTTCTAAGTTACGAGACCCGTCTAACTTGAACAATGGTAAGTTCACAAGTTTCCTTGTAGGTGAAGGAAAACTGAACAGTGAGTTTAAGGTTAACATACCGAGGAACATTGGACGGTCTGCAAACAAGAGAGGCACAATGAGATTTGGACAAGAGTTGATTGGTAACAACCCATCTGACAACCGTAGTAAGAGATTTAAGGTGAATGAGAACACATGAAAATATTAGTTGACCCCACCTATAACCCTGCTGGAAAGGACATTACGTCATCCACCAAACTCGCACCGGGTATCACATGTGCGAAGTTCCTTGGTGCATTGGGATCACGTACACAGTTTGATAGACTATACGATGACTCATTCAGTGGCCCAATAGACCGCGATCAGGTTGCACGTAATCTAGTCCTTCATGCGAATGCAATGAATAGTGTCACCTTCAACTCTGAGTTTACACAACACAGACTGGTGGTATCGGATGGTGTCTACGAACCTTACCAAGACTTTACTTCGGATGGTTATAAGGGCGAAAGACCCACAGGATTCAATGACCTACGGCGCACCGGTCGTGGTATTGGTTATCAACTGATAGACAAACACGGCAAGAGTGATCCTCGTAAGACTTATGACCTCGCCGTGTTTTGGAAAGATTATCTGGACTATGACGAGATAGAACTCGCATATGACACCTTTGATCCTAACAATGATCTTGTTACAACGATTCTACTTTCTGTTCCTGAAGTAGGGAGAGACTTTGATGTTTCTTTTAATTATGATATAAACACCACATTCAATGGCACTTTACAAACTCAGTCGGAGTTGTTAGAGATTCTGCCTGAAGAATAGTTATAAATAAAAGAAAAAGGTTTCACTGATCATATGGCAAAGATATTTTCACCCGAAGACGGTAACCTCAGTAAGAGTACTAGGGTAACACGCGAACGTACGTTCTCTGATGTCGACTTGACATTGGATGCACGAATTGCGCCCACGTATTCTTCTGGTGACGGTGATGTTCTGCGTAAGACAGATGCTGCAGCAGTAAAACAATCACTGAAGAATCTTTTGTTAACTAACAGGTTCGAGAAACCATTCCGACCTGCATTTGGTGGGGATCTAAGTAGTCTATTGTTTGAGATGATGGACACGACTACTGCGGATAAAATGATTCAACAGATTCGTGCCTCCGTTAAGAGATTCGAACCTCGTGCAATTATCACTAACCTAAAGATTGTTGCAACCCCAGATTACAACGAGATATCTGTAGTTATTGAGTTTAGAATAGTTAACTCACAGGTATCGGATACGTTACGAATTAAACTCAGTGATCAGGGTGGTGTGTTACCCGTGGTTCTGCCGGTCACTGCAACGCCAGTACCAGATGAGATTATACTATCTGAAGCGGGTAATCGTCTATTGACGTTTGCTGGGTTGTTATTACGAACAGACGAACTAGGTATTCTGGATGGTGCAATCCTGACCGTTGGAACCAATGGCGATATACAATTACTGACACAGAACGAAGAAGTAATACTATCCGAACAAGTATAAGGACAAAGTAAAATGGCAACAACAATAAAGTCGACCGAATTAGACTTTGATGGAATCAAGAATAATCTAAAGTTGTTCCTCGCACAGAAGGAAGAGTTTGTCGATTATAATTTCGAAGCATCCGGTGTCTCGAACTTACTAGACGTGCTTGCGTATAACACACACTACAATGCACTTCTTGCAAACTTTGCGTTGAATGAGTCATTCATATCGACTGCACAGTTGAGATCATCTTTGGTTGGTCTTGCAAGTTCATTGGGTTACACGGTAGCGTCTCGTAATGCATCCTTTGGTGTTGTAAGAATGTATCTGGACTATTCATCTGATGTGACTCGACCTGCGTCTGTTACCATGCCTAAAGGTTTTCAGTTTACCAGTACTGTGGATAACAAAACGTTTACCTATAAGACCCGAGATGTATTAATAGGTAATGACGATGGTAACGGTCTATACTATTTTGCTGTCAATGCAAACACTAACGTCGCCATACACGAAGGTATTCCCCGATCTAAGAACTTTATTGCTGGCCCTGTGTCCGAGAACGATTCTTATGTTATACCTGAGACACGTTTAGACCTTGCCACCGTAGAGGTAAGAGTGTATAATGATACCTCAACTTCTTCATATGATGTGTATACCAATCTAAACACCACGACCAATATCAGTTCTTCTTCAAAGATATTTGTTATTAAAGAAACTCCTAATGGATCCTATGAGATCACCTTTACTAATGGTACCTCAATAGGACTTTCTCCCCAGTCTGGTAATCGGATTGAAGTAGTCTATGATATAGTTGCAGGGCCAGAGGCAAACGGTGCACGTACCTTCACCCCCGCTTCAGGTATCAACGGCAAACCAATACAAATTACCACCACGACTATATCCTCTGGGGGATCACTCAAAGAAGATCTAGATTCTATTCGTAAGAATGCACCCTATCAGTATGCTGCACAGAACCGTGCAGTGACCGCAGAAGATTACTCCTCCTTGATATTACGAGAGTATAGTAATGTTATTACTGATGTAAAGACATGGGGTGGAGAAGACAATGTTCCTCCTCAATACGGTACGGTATTCACGTCACTCGTATTTGCATCTGATGACACAACCATCAAACAAACAACTAAGGATGGTATCCGAGGTCTGTTAAAGGATCTCGCAGTCGTTACCTTTGGTCTTGAGTTTGTAGACCCCATTGAGACATTCATTGAGGTACAGACTTTCTTCCAGTACAATCAGAACCTGACTGCATTGAATCAGTCGTCTGTTCAGAACAACGTCAAGACAACCATGCAGTCTCACTTCGATGCAAACCTCGGCGACTTCGATCAGTCATTCCGGCGTTCTAATCTGTTAACTGAGATAGATGACACAGACCCTTCTGTTCTATCTTCCCGTGCGGAAATTAAAATGCAGAACAGATTCCTACCAGTGACGGGTCAAACCAACTATAAAGTGTACTACCCAACTTCAATTGCTGCACCTGACGATAAAGTACACACAGTTATATCAAAGAACTTCCGATATGGGGGTGACATCTGTTACCTTCGCAATCGTCTGGGTTCAAATGTCCTTGAGTTGTTCAACGTTAACACAGGTAAACTTGTATTTGATAATGTGGGTACCTATGATGCTGCAACGGGTACATTGAATCTAGAAAACTTTACTATTAGTCTGACAAGCGGAGATCATGTCAAGATCGTTGCAACTCCAGAGAATCAGGCAACAATATCACCTCTGCGAAATAACATTCTAAGATATGATGCTGCGTCATCATTTGCGAATGCTATCCTCACAGATTCATTATAAATAGATAGACAAATAACAGAGTGTAAGTTTCATGGGAACCAGTTCAATAACATCTGACGGTAGAAAGATCCTAATCAACCAGTTCAAAAAGAGTTTGGACGGTGATAGTGACTCGTATTATCTCGGACTATCTGGTGCGGACTCGTCAACTGCGGGACTGCACGATCAGATACTTGCAAGAAACGAAATGCATTTCGTCAAAACGATCAGTGCAAACAGTTTTGTTGTCGAAACATATGACTGGATCTCAGGAACAGTATATAACCAATACGACAACAACGACACTAATCGCACACAGTTCTATGTTTCGAATGGTAAGAACGAAGTCTTCATTTGTATTGAGACTGGTAAGACCAGCACAGGTATTGCTACCGGTTCTTCAGTAGAACCCTCATCGACTCTTGCACTTGCATATGATGGATTGTCAAGAACTTTCCCTACAAGTGACGGTTATCTTTGGAGATATCTTTACAAGATGTCGGGTAGTTCTGTTAACAACTTTAAAACATCTGAGTTCATGCCGGTACAGAAGATTGTAGGTTCTGGTGTCATTGCAGAAACCATTGAACAAAGTAATCTCCAGACCACTGCGATTGCGGGAGAGATTCTTGGTGTTGCAATTGTAGACGGTGGGTCTAATTATCAATTCAATCCTCGTATAGATCTTGAGGGTAATGGCACTGGCGCTACCTTTGTCGGGACTATCTCTGATGGCAAGATTGTTAAGATTGTGGCAGACTCTGATAACTTTGGACGCATTCTTCACGGTAGTGGTTATGACTACGCAAAGGTTTTTCCTTCTGCGGGTAACGCAATACTGAGACCAATCATCGCACCAAACGGTGGTGTCAACAAAGACCCGGTCGCATCTCTATGTGCGGGTAAGATTATGTTACAGAACACTGTACAGAACAATGAGGGTAATGTAGTACCACTTGCAGATCCTGCTAACGATTTCAAACAGGTTGCCCTATTGCGTAACTTGGAACTCGCGGATTCTGCCAAAACTTTATTTACTGCTCAGATAGGAACTGCAATGCATTCCTTTACTGTCAGTGGTGGTAGTGGTATCTTTGTTGCAGATGAGATCTTCGAGACCCCGACACAGACTAGGGGTAAGACTTTCTGGCACGATAACTCAAACAACAGACTATACTATGTGCAGAATGACTCTACAGGGTATGGAGAGTTTGACGTTAGTGGTACAATCACTTCAATAGCTACCTCAACAGCAAAGGTAGTTGATGCGATTATTCAACCAGACTTTAACAGATATTCGGGTGATTTATTGTACATAAATAACCTCAAAGATGCAATAATAAAAACAGGCACACAAACCGAAGACTTCCGAATCGTAATCGATTTGGGAACAAAGTAAAGGGAAAACGATGGCAACTACATTCACATCCGCAACGTTAGGTGGTACATATGATGATGATCTCAACGAAGATAAGGGATTTCACCAGATACTATTCAACAGTGGTAGAGCACTCCAAGCACGAGAGTTAACGCAACTCCAAAGTTTAATCTATCAAGAGATTGGACGTTTTGGACGTAACATCTTCAAAGAAGGTGCCGCGGTTTCTTCTGGTGGAACGGCAATCAATGCTGCTCACGAGTACGTTAAGATTGCGTCTACCAATGCGGGTTCTGCGTTTGCAGACATTGCTGTCGGTACTGTTTTCCGAGACGATGTCACTGGTCTTGAAGCAAAGGTAATTGAAGTACAACCACGGAACACTAGTGCCGGGTTTACCTATGACACCTTATACATTCAGTATATCAATACAGATCAGACTGCGATTTCTGGTTTACCTGACCGTTTCGGCGACAAGGTAACATTATTCGACCAGTCTGGTAGTGGTTACGAGTTAATCACAGAGACCCCAAATGCATCTGGTCGTGGCGTAAGGTTTGACGTTGAGACGGGTGAGTTTTTTGTATTGGGTCGATTTGTACATGCCGCCAAACAAAGCATTATCCTAAGTCCATATACCCAAACCTTTACTGGGGCAATTGGATTTAAGGTTACACAAGAAGTTCTTACTGTATCAGATGACAACAGTCTGTATGACAACACCGGTGGAACACTTAACAACGCATCTCCCGGTGCAGACAGATACCGCATCACCCTGACACTAGTTGATCAGGCGAAGGTTTCTGCTGATGATACTTTTGTGTTTTTGGCAAATATCGAGAACTCAAAGATTGTTGAAGAAATAGAAGAGGGTGATGCATACAACAAGATCAATGAACTGATCGCATTGCGTACCGAAGAAGAGTCGGGAGACTACATTGTCAACCCATACACTATTCACTTCGAAGATGCAGTCTCTGGTGATTCCTCCTTGGAATTGGTTGTGTCAAATGGTAGTGCATACGTTAATGGTTATAGAGTAGAAACTCCATCTCCAGTTAAACTGAGAGTACCACGTCCTCAGACTACAGACAACCGTAACAACGACATCGTTCCTATTGAGTATGGTAACTACTTCCTTGCCGATTCGGCTCGAGGACTGCCTGATCTGGATATGACCACAGTCAACCTCAGTACTAGTCTGACCGATCCGAGTAGTGGTATTATTGGTACTGCAAGAATCCGTGCGGTAGAGAAAGGTAGTAGTCTCCCCAACAACGGAACCCATAAAGTTTATGTCTTTGATGTCAATGTTGACTCAGACAAGTCCATTGCTGACACCAAGTCAATCGGTACTTCTACGACTAACCTGTACAAGTTATCCACTGCGATCTATGGTTCGGACAGTGATGTACAGTTATATGGCACACAAAATAATACTTTGTTGATGCCTTTGAGTCAACCTAGACTCCAGTCGATGTCTGATATAGTTTTGAAAGTACAACGACATGTCGGAAGTAAAACGGTCGCCTCAAGTAAGATTGACATCTCTTCTGTACTGGGTGCAGGGGAATCCTTTGTTGACACCACCAATTGGGTGGTTGCGTCTTCTACTCGTGGTTTTATTCCACACACAGTCAACGGATCCAATGGCGAGATAACTCTCTCAGACGTTGCAGACGGTGTTGTTCTTGAAGTATTATACTATGTCCAGAAGACTGCTGCGGTACGCACCAAGACAGAACTGACAGGTATTACTGACACCTTAACTAAACGGACTGGGTTCGATTTACAAAACTCTGTTGCATATCACTACTATGAGTTCGATCATGTTGATGTAACAGATCTAGACTCTGTGCGAGATGCCGTGTCTGTTGGTCTGGATGTGATGAACAGTTTCGTACTAGACGATGGTCAGAGAGACAATTACTATCAACGTTCACGTCTAATCCACAATGGTGAAGACAGTGCACCATCTACTTTGTATGTTAACTATAAGAGACTACGTCACAATAACGATGGAGACTTCTTTGCTGCATCGTCATATAACACTTTAGGTTATACTAATATACCTACTCATGTTAATCAGACTGGTGACGAACTAAGTCTATTCAACTATCTCGACTTCCGTTCAGATAATGACAATGGTACGTTTACTAATATCAACTATCTTCCTAAGAATGGAGATAATGTAACCGCAGACATTAGTTACTACTTGGGACGTGCAGATAAACTGTTGCTTACTCAAGAGGGTGAATTGCAGTTGTTGATGGGTAACCAAGCAGCAGATCCACAGTTCAAACCTACACCAGATAATGTGTTAGAGTTATATAATATTGTATTAAATCCTAATACTTTAAATGCTAAGGATTTATCTTTTGTACCTTTAGAACATAAGCATTATACTATGAAAGATATTGCTGCTTTAGAGACAAAGGTAGATGTTTTAAAAGAAGAGACAGCTTTATCTATACTGGAGTTAGAGAACCGTTTAAACGCTTCTTTGGATAGTGCAGGTGACGAAAGAATAGAGGTTGCTATCCAAGTGGACGGTAACAATGATCATGTCTCATCTGATACTGAGAACGAAGATTACGCTGCATCTTTAGACCCTGAAGCGCAGGTTATTAATCCTAAAGCACAAGAAGAGAACGTGCGACTCCTGTTCAATAATAGTCTATCAACAGGTGTCACTAAGGTTGGTGATAACGTATACCTGTCTTACGACAGCGAAGAGTACGCATTCCAGAGTCTTGCGTCCAACCACCTCAAGGTAAACCCATTCGGTCACGTATCCAACACCGGTACACTCAGGATGTCACCATCTTCGGATGAGTGGAAAGATACTTACTCGAATGCAAACCGTGCAATTGAAGGTACAGATAAGTTATCTACCGATCAAGCGTTCGTATGGAACGCATGGCAGTGGAACTGGCAGGGTCGTGACACAACGAGGTTAACGATACCGACATTTACCAAGAGGAAAGGAGAGAGTAGTTATGCTTTCTCTACGCGTAAGCGCATCGCCGGACACATAATAACAAGACAACGAGTACTCCAATCTGCCTCACTTCGCCAACGATTTGGTAAGAAGTATGTCGATCTTGCACTCGTTCCATTCATACGTTCACGTAAGGTATACTTCCACGCGAAAGGTCTGAAACCTAATACAAGATTTACTCCATTCTTTGATGGATTCAATGTACAGAACTGGTGTCGCGAAGAAGCAGCGTTTATTCGTTGGTCTGATCGGAATGAAGACATTGGTAACCGTTATGGTTATGCAATCACCGAACACCCAAGTGGTAAGTCTGATTTGATATCAGATGCTAACGGTGAGATCATCGGTTCATATTTCATTCCTTCGATCCGTGTGGCAAAGTCTAAAGAAATAAGAAAATGGGGTAAGAAGTTTGATCCCAACAATTACTATAACGAAGGTTCTGGTCAGAGATTCCGTGCAGGTGTACGTGAGTTCATGTTACTAGACATCGACACACCTGATTGGGGAGAGGCAGGATCTAAGGCGTTTGCATATTATGCATCGATGGGTATAGCATTACATTCCATTACTCACTGGAACTGGAATCGTTATCCAGACGCACCCAACCCCTTCTCGTGGTTAAGTAAAAAACAATCAGTTCGATTGACCAAAGAACAGAAGAAACAACTAGATTTGATTTCTGCGGGTGGTGTAAACCTTTCTGAACCTAAACTTGCGGGTCTACACGGTACTAACGCTGCGGGTCTGACTGTTGCACAGTTACGCAACATTGACAATGCTAATACAATGTCTGGTGTTCTGTCGGATTATATTGGTGTGGATCTTAACCACCAAGCGTCTACGGAAGTCAATCCTATCACACCGCCTGAGAACCCAATGTCACAGACGTTCTATGTTGACAACCCATATGGATTGGTGTTAACCAAGATCCAATTGTACTTCCGTACAAAGGATAGTGGTAATCTTCCGGTGTCGTTGCATATACGTCCAGTAGAGAATGGCAAACCTTCTCAAAACGTTATTGTTCCAGACTCCCACGTATTCCTAAATGTGGGTGAGGTTGATGCGATTGGTAGTTCACCTATCCTCTCAACTGTACAGTCTAGACCTACAACTTTTGAGTTTGATGAACCGGTTCACTTACAACCTTGGAAACAGTATGCGATCGTAGTATCATCTGCATCGACTGAATACGAGTTGTTCAGTGCAACCGCAGGTAATCCAGTACTAGGTTCTTCGGTTAAACGTGTAACTACTCAACCAATCCCGGGTAGTCTATTCCTACCACAGAATGGTACTAACTGGGTTGCGTCTAAAGATCAAGATCTAATGTTCCGTCTGATTCGTGCGAAGTTTGCTCAAGGTGGCGGTTCTTTGATATTGAACAATGCAGATCTTGCACCACGTGAATTACCCGAGAATCCATTGTTGACTACTGGTGGATCTCCTCGTGTATTTGTCCAACATATGTGTCACGGTCTTCGTGTAGGAGATACAGCATCTTTGGATAGTGCTGCAGGATTCTTCGGTATCACTACTGGCGCATTCAATACTACTCATACTGTTGCACAGATTGACGCACACGGTTATACTATTGATGTTGACAGTGCAACCTTTAGTGGATTCGGTGGTGGTGAAAAGATTCGATCTCAAGGTAACGTTGTATTTACTACTGCAAACCTTCAGTTAGAGAACTCTATACCACGATCTACTTCCATTGATGTGTCTGCGAAGTTTACTTCTGGATCAAACATTAGTGGCGGAGAGACTCGTTTCGTTCAAGATGCACAATACTCACGCATTACTCCTGAAGAGAATGTTGAGTTTGATACGCCGCGTACGATCTACAACGCTGCATCCGAAACGGCTAATCTTGGTGCGGGTGTGAGATCTGCATATATCAAGGTAGACTTCAAGTCAGGAGATGATTATGTTTCGCCTATCATTGACTTACAGAGATCTTCTTTGATTGCTGCGGGATATTGTCTGGATGATCCATCCGTGACTCCTCATCTCCACCCTGTCGCAGAGACTGCACCAATAGGAGGTTCAACTGCGTCCAAACATATTACTTCACCAGTTACATTACCAATCCCTGCGGTCGGTATTGATGCTCGTGTAGGAATAAATCTACCAGAGGATGCAGGCGTTGATTTCTACTTCCGAACCGCACAAGCGGATCAGGACATCACGTTGCAACCTTGGATTCTACAAGAACCTAGAAACCCTCTAGTAAACAGAAATGATGGAGAGTTTGCACAGACGGAGTATCTTGCTGGTGGTCAAAATGGTACATTGAAACCATTCAACCAAGCGCAGACTAAGTTTGTCATGAAAGGTGGTTCAAAGAATCCTTCTCTGAAAACTATATCAATCAAGTA